TCCTGGTTTAAAGTCAGAATTCCTTTCTCAACTTTTTGATTAATCAAATGTTCTAGCTCTGCTGGGTTATCATAGTTATCTAGTCTACCATCACCTATTTTAATCTTAGCAAAGTTAATCGGCTTGTTCTCTGCCTGAATTTTAGCCAAGTATTCTCTACCTTTTTTCGTTATTCCATTGAATTTCATTTGCTAATACCTCCTATTATTTGCTTGTATCCTTTGATATAAATAGCATTATTTACAGTAAAGTCTTTCTTTTTATTTTCCTTAGTTGCTAACAATGTTACTTCTTTAAAACCAGATATGTAGTATTTAGATGTGTTTACTTGTTTTAATTCTATATAATCTAAGTGGCTTCTAACATTCTTATTGGCTTCTATGTTTTCCATCAACTCTCTATACTCACTAGGATCTGTTATTTTCTTATCAGTATAGATTCTAAAAGTGCCTGGTTTACCGTTATAGTCTGTCCATTCTTTTACATCAAAACCTTTATACAGTAAACCACATACATCTTTTAATACTTTAGTTGTACCCATATTAATTTTAGAAAATATAGCCCTTTTAACTATCTTTTTCTTTTCTTCAAGAGTTACATTTTTAGTGTAGATAGAGTATTCCCATAGTAACATATTAATCTCTTGCTCATTCATCAAATCTATCATTTCTAACTTCTTTAATTCGCTGTTTATGATAGAGTTTCTACCTCTCAAGACGAAGTCTATAGACTCATATATCCATTTAGTCGTAGCATCATCTAAAGTAGATACTGCAGCAATGTCTCTTAATTTCAAGTCATCTATTAATATCATATGTCTTCAACTCCTAGATAATTGACTACTACACTAGCATTACACTTAGCAAACTGATGAGGTTCTAGCTTTTTGTAAATTGGAGATGTTATAACTGTTCTCTTTACTCCTGCAAGCTTTAATCTTTTAATTAATTCGTCTGGAATAATGTCTCTACCTAATTTATTTTTTTGCCATTCTACATACTCATTTACCGCTGTTTGTACCTTAGCTTTTATTAAGTTAGTATTGATTTCATCAGCTTTATTTATATAATAATCAAATTCAACTTTGTAATCTACAACTTCAGGGCTTTTTATAGTAACCTTATCTGTCAAAGGTCTTATTTCATCTGAGTTTACGACTTTTAAAACTTGTTTTCTCAACTCTTCAGAAGGAACTCCATCTTTTGTAAGTACGTAGATATCAACTTCGCAAGGCTTCGGACTTTTAACCGTAACATCAACTATCTCTGGAGAAGTGGATAATGTCCAGAACACATAAGCCCCTTCTGAACCTGCAACAGAAAAAGAGTCAGGTACTAGTCTTAATCTTTCTCTGTATACTTCATCTTCTTCCAAGTCTGTACCACCATTTGAAATAGTGATATTTTCTACTTTAGAAAAGTAAGGATATAAGTCAACCATCGTATTGATGTGTCCTATAGGAATATTATTCCCTATTGTTCCTGGTGTTTTACAAGTAGCAATTCCATCTACATATAAGGTATTTTCTGCTATAGAATACTCTTCATTTGTTTCAAAATAAAGGTCATTATATCTAATCAGGCTCCCTTTTGGGATTACTATTTTCTTTTGTTTAGCAGAAATGATATGGAATCTAAAAGTAGCTTTAGCATATTGCTCTTCTAATCTAAGCCCCCTATCTCCGTATCTATCCCCTAATAAGTCTAATCTATAATCTCTAGCATATTTTAAGTAATTCTGCTTTAAATTATCGTTATAGTTTTCTTCTCTCATAGCTATAAGATAAGCAACACTAGCAAAGATTAAGCCTTCGGGCGAGTGTTTAGAGATTTTTCTTCCACTTAACTCTTCGAACTTTTCCTGCATTTGCTGTCTCAGTTCTTCAGCATTTGCATATAATATTTCATAAGTATCATCTATCATACAATCACCTCTATTTCTAGCATTATTTCTAAGTCATTATTTTCTAACTTTAAATCTAAATTTTTAAGCAGTGCCCTTGGTTCATACTTCTTTAAATTAGTCATTAGTAAGCCTATAAGCTTATTCTTAATAACAGGAATATTTTTATCTATCATATCGCTATCTAAAGAAAATTCTCTCATTAGAGGCTGTTCTTCCTTTGTAACTCTTAGTATCATATGTACATTTCTTACTACATCTTCTATTTCATTTTGTGGGTTATAATTTATTTCATCTTTAGAATTTATCAAAAATATCATAGTTTAAACACCTTCTTTTGTAGATTTTTTACAGTGTCTTCATACTCAACTCCAAGAATAGTCTTAGCAGTTTGTCTGTACTCTATCTTTTTTTGATACTGTAAAGGGTCATCTACATACTCCAATAGAGTTATATCCAAATTGATATAATCGAACTCTCCTGTTACAGCATTGAAATGCGATAGTGTTTCTTCAATTCCTGTTATCAAAAATGGAAACTCTCCTATCACATGATATCCAAGTATTAGAGGAGCAAATTTCCCTAAATCCATAAAATCTTTTAACATCTGTAAATGTAGACTAGGAGCTTTTGTAAGTCCAGCTATCAATTCTATCGATAAACTAACTTCCATAAGTTCTCTACCTTGTTGTCTCACTTTACCAATACCATAGATGGGCTCATGTTGAGTTATTTTAGCTTTTCTACTTCTTGATAATTCTTTCTTTAAAGAAAATACATTCAAGTCACTAGCATAAAAAATTATGTCTCCTAAACTTCCAATCATGATGGACCTCCTGTATTACTGTTTCCAGGTTGTATTCCTGAGTGAGTATGAGTATTAAGATTAATGCCATCTAAAATAGCTGTACCTTTAGTATCTGTATTAGATTTAAAAGTAGTATCTCCATCAACAGTTAGTGTCTTTTTAATCTCTACGTCTGCGGTAATAACTACTTTTGTGACAGGGGACAATGTCAAAACTCCATCTCTATAAGAATAGAATCCTCCATCTGAGAATGTCCTTTTTACTTCTCCTTCTGAAATTTCAGATGCTCTCATAGGGCAACCTAAGATGTAACCTTGCTCCATCATGTCTGGCAATGATAAGACTATAACCGTTTGACCCTTCTCAAGATGATAGTTATCCGAATGTGATTCTGAGAATGGAACCAGGATATTTAACCAATCTGAGATTTTATTATCCCTGTCTGGAAATATAACTCTTGCTTTACCATTAGCTATGTCTATATCATTTACTTCCCCTTGCTTCAAGATATCCAGCATTCTTACTCACCACCTTTTTTATTTTTAATCTTATTTGCTTTTTTTGTTTCTCTTTCTTTTTTTCTTGTATTTGCAGTTTTAGCCTTTTCTTTCTCTGCCTTATCTTTTTTAGCTTTATCTAGTGCTTTTGCTTTCTCTTCTGCATTTTGTCTAGCACCAACTTTAAAAGCTTCTATATCACAAGTGTAGTCTCCATCGATATTGTGAGTAACTTTATCAATTACATATCTCCCAGCAAATCTACCAAAGCTATCGTCTAGTTCTATAATGCAACCTGCACAGTATTTAACATCTCCGTCAACTGTTAAGTTTATAGAGTACTCTTGCTTTAAACTATCCTTTAAAGTTTTCTCGGCCACTTTCTTAGCTTGAGATTTTCCTTTAGTTTTAATCTTTTTTGTCTTAGCTTTTTTAACTCTTTTTTTAGTTTTTGTTTTATCTGCTTTCTCTTTAAAAGCTATATATCCTCCATCATCAAGCATTTTTTACCTCATTTCTTTTCTCAAGTTCTTCTTTTGTAATTGTCTCAACAATGTGTTTCTTCTTATCTGCATCATAGTAGCTAACCTCGACTTTATCATACACTCCTTGATTTTTCTTCTTTAGTGTAAAGCTTCTAATACGAAAATCTTTAATATTAAAGATATCGATATTATCGTTATCAATTAATGCATCATCATTAAAGACTATTAGCTTATCATCAGTAACTTTCAAACTTAGAGCTGTTTCAGATAGAATTCTTTTTAAAAATCCTAAGTCTGTTTCTCTGTCCTGATCTAGTCTATCAAAGAAAGCATTATCACAATGTAACTCATA